GCCTAGAAGACCGTGCCACTCTTCCTTCGTGCGATTGTACTTTGCATGAAAGTCCTTATCTGGAAGGCTGTCAGGTCCTTCGAGGTCCATCGACAGTTCTTTCATCTTGCCTTCGTTCATTTCTTCCTCTTCGGTCATCTTCTTGACGCGACCAGCAGCAGGCATCGAACCCTTGTTTGGGCGGGCAGCAAGGTTCTTGCCGACCTTCTTGATGGTGTCGGAGAAACCTTCCATTCGTTCTAGTGGGCGCATCCCGTCTGCCTTTCTTGGTTTGCCGCTCTGTGTACGCAACGCATGTTGTAGTGCCTTATTGGCAGCGGCGCTGTCGTCGTTGTATTTCTTCATCTTCTTCATTAGCGTGCTGAGAATTGCAGTTGCAGGATTGCCTTCTTCCAGAGTTTCGGTTGATTCGGCAATTCTAGTAATGTGATGTAATGGGTCCATTACACCCGTGACATGCTCGCTGCCACTAGCGTGACGCAGACTAAAAGAAATACCGGGGGTACCTAGATACTTTTCTCTGTTCACACCAGTTACTTCATACGTTTTCTTGTCCCACTTAATCTTGTGTCCACGCTTGATTTGTGTGGCATAGTTTGGAACCAACCCTTCCTCCAATTCCACGCCTTCAAAAGTCACGCCCTTAGCTTTAGGGCCTTTAGCTTTCAGATATGCTTCTGCCGCAGCAGCGGGTGTGTGATTTTGTTTGTGCAAGTACTGGGCGGTGTGCCAATCGATCTTGCCTTGATGGCTTCCATCGCTAGAGACTACATTGTTTTCGAAGGTCGCCATCCATGCCTTCTTCTTATCGGCCCAAAGACCCTCGTCCAAATCAATCTTTGCTCGGACCATTTCAGTAAGCTTGTTCATTTCTTCCCCTTCTTTTTGTCTTGCTCGTCCTCAATCTTCCAGGTTGAGTGGACAGACCATCGCAACTTAGGATGAAGTCCGTCCGCGCGAGCGTATACGGTCTTTCTATGTACCGTACCTGCCTTGTTGACAGCATACTCAATGAAGTGGTCGCCGAGCGTATTGCCTACGCGAACATTCTTGAACCCAGCATCCCCCTTTTGAACACGAAAGACTGGCACATGCTGATTGTGCTTGACATACTTGCCATAGTCATCATCTGCAACGATGCCATGAACGTGCGATTTGCCCAGATGTTTGGTGATGGCACCGCCGTGAAGCGGCGGTGTCCAGTCCTCAGACTTCTTCTCTGCCTCAGTTAGAAGCAGGGTAATATCGTATTCTTTGAAGGATTTCATGCTTGATTGATCTGATCACCGACCATCGTTGAACTGACGTTATCCCAGTTTGCAGACATTGGGACGATGACTTTCATGACCCCCTTCTCGCCTGGAATCTTGGCTGGAGCGTTGGAAACCTTCTTCTTCCGTGCCTTCAATTCTTCAGTGAGTTGGGCAAATGATTTCATTTTAGCCTATTGGATTTCGCAGGAGCCACTAGCACATGCTAGTTCCTGGCTGCCTACCGTTGTGTCAGTTTCTTCATGAAAGCCAGTCCAATCGATATGGATTCCGGCGTGTTCCTTCACAAGCTCCGTATATTTATCTTCGGAGATTTCTTCATAAGGGGCCTGGCGATACGTCCCTGTGTCTCGGGGCAGCATGGCGATGCCCGAAATAGAGTCAAGATTCTTGTAGACCCAGGAGCCGACCTCCAACCACTCTTCCTCACCAATATGAACCGTGATCGATGGCTTGTGTTCGCACCAGTGATCTTGATACATCTTCCATAGCTCTAGCTGTTGGATTGCAGACATATCCTTTGTCAGCATAGCCCCTTCTGGAGCCTTCTGTGGGAATGAAGCGACCCAGCTGCTCTTTGAGTAGAAGTCCTCTTCCATCTTCATGCCCTGACCGATCAGATACGTGGCCAGCGGATCCTTCTTGTCTAGACGCACGCGACGAACGTAGAAAGGAGCATAGCGAGTATGAATTCCTGACGCTGCATCAACCAGCTGAGAAACCGTACCTGACGGCTTGACACAGGTTGTAGCGGCAGAATGGGGGATGCCAAGAATATCTGCAAACTCTACGTTCACCTCGACACAAAGCTTGCGAAGCATATCAAGATGCCTTGCCAGACCATCTGATGGCTTCGACATAAAGGCAGAATCACAGATACCAGTCATCGACACCCCGAGTAGACGCTCCTCTTCGGTGTTCTTTTTCCACCGCTTGTTGATGTACTTGAAGTCAACTAGAGTCGATTGAAGCGTGCCAAGAATCGTCGCAAGACGAACCTTCTTGACCATAGTCGGAATGGTGTCATTCTCGCGAATCACAATCTCTGTCAGATTGCAAAACTGATTCGGCAACAGAATGATTTCGGAACACGGGTTGGTGCCGTACTCGGCTTCTGGATCACGGCGTTCGAACCGCGCCGCCTGTGCTTGTGATGCCTTGCGCGAGAAGATGCCACGCTCACCAGAACGAGACTTGTACAACGCAACGAACTCGTCAAGGAAAATATTCATCGGCGGCTTTGACTCATAGACGGCGCTATTATTCGCAAGCCCACGTTGTCCATTCTCGACATGCCAATTACCAGCCTTTGCACCACGCAGGTAGTCATCGTTGAGGTCAGACAACGAAATCAAGGCCGAACGACGCACGCCACCACACACCACAATGTCTGCGATCTTGCAAACAATGTCATGGACCTCAAGCGAAGTCAACTTACGACCGCGCGCATTGTTAAAGGTGTTGATCGTGAATTTCAGCAGATCAACAAGAGGCTCGGGGCCTGATGCACGGCCACCGAATGTCTTTAGTCGCGCACCTGCTTCGCGCAGTTGACTAACATCCCAAGAAGGAACGAGTCCACTCCACAAAAGGGAAAGAAACTCGCGGTAACCTTTCGCCCAACCTATCTTGCTATCGTGAAAGATTACTGTAGTTTCTGTGTCATGGAATTCTTCTGGAACTTCTGGTAGCTTATTGACGTAGCGCGATTCGACAGAATAGCCGACTCCTGTACCGCACATGAGGATGTACATCACCTCATCAAAGGCTTTTGGATTGTCAATAGGCAGATACGAGCAATTGTAGCCCGCAACATTGTCCTTGTCCAGTGCTGGGCCTGCTGTCATCAATGCACGCATCGATGGCATGACCTCTAGATTCAGAATCGCACTCTTTAGCTCGTCCCAAGGGAACTTGTCTTGCTTGTCTGTCGGCACTCGCTTCTTGAAAAAGTCCAAGTAGCGGCTTACTGTTTCCTCCCAAGTCTCTCTGCGTTTCACATCGTCAAGGTAACGTGCATAGCGAGATTGATGGATGAAGGTTTGATAGATGGAAGGCAGAACGACAGACATACAGATTCTCCTTGTTATTTTTGGTCTTGGGTAGAGAATTATTTAGTGATAGCACTTAGAATAAGTGGGAACACCTTGGAAATTTCTTCTGCACATGCCAGCGCAATTTCACGATGTTCCTTTTGTGTGCCATTTGCACTACGCAATTCCACGTAGTGCCACCATGATCGCAAAGTACCAGCCATGTACATGCGGCTCATTGTCATACCTTCAGGCAGCACGGCTCTCGCCTGTTCTTTGGCAATGTTGTTGTCCAATGCCCATTGATACGCATTCTTTGCGGCAATCAACGCATTCGTTTGTTGCTCTTCCCACAGATTTGCCAGTTCTCTATCTTCCGGCGAGGTCATCTGCAACGACACAGAGTTTTGCCTATTCTGGTAGTCTTGAAGGCGCGCCTCCCTACCTTCAAAACCCAACTGTGATGCAACAGCATAGCGTTGGCTGAACTCCTGAAACGAGAACGAACGATGGCGGAGAATCTGTCTGCCAATGTCTCGGGTCGTTTCAATCTCTAGCGTAATGCTGACCATTTCAAGTGGTGACCAATGCTTGTTGCGAATCAGATACCCGATCAACTTTTCACTAGTTTCGGTGTTATTCTGATTCGCAGGGTTTGATACTCTTGCTGCATACGCTATCTGATCCAAAAGATTGACCTTGTGACCATCTACCGTAAGCTTCGCCGGCTGGGAATACGAAATCAACGTTACTTTCATCAGCACTTCCTCCATTCAAACAGTTTTGCCTTTGCAGACAGACCTGAGTACGTCCGTTCGGCGATCATTTCTTCGACCTGATCTTGTGACCAACCTGCCTGAATCAGATCGTTGATATCCTTTTGCTCCACATGCGGCGGCCACACGAAAACCTTAAAGCCGTTTGTCACTGCCTTCTCGACAATCTTCACCACATCCTTGTTGCGCGGTTGATTGTCAAAGACTAGCGTGACGCGATCCTTCTCAAAGTAGTGGTCGATTCGATCCAACGAAGTTGAACCAGCCGCAACTGCATTATGCAGAAACAGACTGTCAATTGGCCCTTCTACGATGATGGCCTGATCGGAGAAGTCAACCCGATCAAGACCAAACATCATATCAGAGTTTTCGTCAATACGCAAGGCCAAATACCGTTTCTTTGATCGACCTGTAATGTCACGGGCGATCACACCGACTAACCTCTTGTCCAGATCATAGACAGGCAGACAGACTCTAGGTTCTTCGGTCTCAAACTTGTCATGATACTTGTCTGCGAGGGCATTCAAGAAACTTGTCTTTGGACAGTAGTAGAACAGACTGTGCATTTCTTCGGGTATCTTGCGGTCGTTGAGATAGACCACCGCCTCATGCGTGGACGAAAGTGCAGACACACGCTCCAAGAACGAGTAGCGAACGTCGATTGCCTCTTCTAGCTCCTTCTTCTTGGCAGACTTGACGAACGTAGGCTCCTTCTTCTTGGACGCCTGTCTAGGCTGCTGCTCAAGAAAATGTTCCTTACGGTAACGGCGATAGGCATCGCCGTCTAGCGATTTCAAGACGGATGCAAACGTAGTGGATTTGCCACAGTTGTGGCACTTGAAGTTGAGGTGATCCTTTGCCGCAAAGAAATACCCGCGGGCCTTACTCTTTGAGTGCTTTGAATCACCGCAAAACGGACACCGACAGTTGAACAGGTAGGTGCCCTTTCGGGCAAAACTGTCAAACCGATAGGATATTTCCGTTAGGAACTGGACGTCAACGAAGATGGACATTTGAAACTACCATAACTAAAGTCCTGTAATGATACAGGAAAGCAAGCCAGCCGTCAATAGGCTAGCTTGCCAGAAACTTCAATAGTTCGTTGACTGAGGGTAGACGACCGACAATGAATCCAAGAATGATACCGCCACCGATCAACATCCATCTCCAGTTTTCTAGAGTGCGGATGCGGGTGCTGAATGTCTCATGCTTCTTTTCTTGTGCTGCGGTGTGCTTGGTGAACGACTCAATGATTTCGTTCTTGACACCCTCAAGTTCGCTCTTGACGTTTCGTTCAACCGTATCGATGCGCGTGTAGACTTCTCTGAATGACCGCTCTGTTTCTTCTCTGCGCTTTTCCATCATTTGGCCCAGACTCTCTTGGTGGTGTTCTGATGTTGTGATGCGCTCATCATGAACTGCCAATATCTTAGCGACGTAGGCGGCAACCTCACCAATTCGGTCAGTAGTTGCCGCCAGTCTGGCGATCATCTCCTTATTGGCTTGCTGATCGTGTTGAAGCAAAGCCAATGCTGTCTCTACGGGCTTATCCATTTTAGAATAGCCCAAATCGTTTCTTTGGTAACTCTACTGGAGTCTCCGAGTCTGCTTTCTCGACTGATCGAACATAGTCACTCCAGAATGATTGCCATTCCTTGACCTGCTTGACCGCCTTTTCGTGATTCTTCTTGTTCTCGTTAGCCTGTGCCAATAGATCGTTCAGCGTTGCGTCGGTTAGGGCTTCGGGGTTGGAACTACGAGGGGTTTCGGCCCCACTGGTTCCGCCATCATTGCCGCCGACGGCTGTGGTAGTTGGCTTGCCTTCAACGACGGTTTCGGTGCTGTTGAACAACTGCACAGCAATAGCAGGCAAACGGATGCGACGAGTAATTTGGTCATTTGCGATCCTTTCAGCATTCTGTTTGGCGCGTTCCTCGTCTGCCTTATAGATTGCAGAACCACGCACCTCATATTTCCGTGTCAACTCAGTTGCAGCACCTTCTAGTTCTTTGTTTCGAACGACCATCGATGCAACAATACGCTCAAGCTTGACGACCTTCGACTTGTAGTAATCCACCATAGTGCGAAGCGTGAGGATGTATCCCACGAACAATAGGATAGCGAGGCCAACAATGACCTCTTTCCAATTCTTGGCAAGAAACAGCCCAATAGCACCCATGATGTTAGGCCCTTGTTTTGCGTGGTCTACGTTTTGTAGCATTATTGAACCTACGAAGCACCGTTGTGGTGACGACAGCAGACTTACCTGCATCGCCTTGGAATCCTGCGATTGCGCCGCTACCTGCAACATTGGCGGCGCCTTCCTCATTCATCAAAGCATTGTGTAGAATCAACGAATGTTCCTCATTCATGTAACGCACCAGCATCGTGCGCTCATGTTCAAACTTCGCCAGACTACTATTTAGTCTAGCAAACAGTTCTTCGATGTTGGTAGGGTCTTCCATAAGTTCATTGCACTCTTTGATGAGCCATAATGCAGCGGCATAGTTTGTGAGGTTTCTGTTCACTAAAGGTATCTTCTGTAGTATACGCTTTAGCTTAAAGACGAGGCGATGCAAAGAGGTGTATGCCGCTTCCTCTTCTGGTTTCTTTAACTCATCCGACCTCTTTAGTGGATTACCGTCTCTGTCGATAATGCCAAACTTGAATGCTGCAAATGAAGTCCAAGGAGTTACGAGCATTTTGATGATGCGAAATGTGATCAACGCATCAACGACATTTACTACCGGCATCACACTTTCCTTAATACGCGGATTATGTTATCGTCAAGAGGGATATCGCTTTCTTTGATTCTGTGATCGCTAATCACCTCTGTCGGCATGTAGTTCAAGAACACCAAGAACGTCTTTAGCTGCGGCCAAAACTCCTGTTCGATTTTGAAGAAAAGCATCTTGGTCGTTGCCAGACCAAACACATTATACAGCACGATCAGATGATTGATGACTAAACGCTCCTTCAATTCACCGTGTTGCTTGTACCGATACAGCAAGCGTTTCAAATACTTGAACCTATTCAGATCATCCTCAAACTCTGTTACACCATGACACTCTGGGTTGTCATAATGATGCATGGCAAAGAGGACAAAGTTGTCATTCGTCAAAACTGGCTCCATCATATAATGTCATTGCATTAGGACAGAACCGCAGACTTCATTACTCCACCAACGTTTGCGTACATTGCAATGACGTTCGTTCCTGTAGCAAGCCAGACGCCCATGTAACCATCGGGAATGTCGCCGGCGGTTGGCGCAAGTGCTGCTACTCTATATGCCCACGGACCGTGCCCATTTGTTCTGGCAGTCGCTACAATGAGGTTGTGGTTGTTTGCGAAATTCGTTGTTCCTGTTCCGCCAGAGTCAATAAGCATGACGGGGAATATATCATAGGTTGCAAGCTGAGTAATAATGCCTGTGACCTCCCAAGTCTGGAAGTTTGCAGCATTGTCCGCATCTTGCAACATCATTTGTGCGCCAGGCGTTGTCAGATCCATGAAGAAATCCATATCAACGTTATCTTGATTCACATGATGGATATGCAAAGCAGTTGCATCGACTTGTGTTGCGTCGTTCCACAACAGATATCCACTACCAGGATCGCCTGTGGTGGCTGCTGTGGATGCTCTGTATCTCCAATAACTGGCTGAGAGGGCGACTCCTGTAGCACCTGTTGAACCCGTAGAACCAGTTGTACCATTCGTGCCGTTCGATCCTGTCGGGCCAGTATTGCCTGCTGCCCCCGTCGCTCCCGTAAGACCTACTACACCAGTCAGACCCGCCTGAAAGGAAGACAGAGGAATACTGCGGCTAGAATAACTAGCCGCAGTTCCCTGAACAACATATAGAAGATCCGTACTAGCAAGCGTCGCCGCTGCCGGCAGATCAGTTACCCGTTGATTGGCCATTATGCAACGATAGAGGTGTGATTCATTGCAACGATGGTTTCACCTTCTTTGCCGCCAGCCTTTGGACCAACGATTGCGTCGGCTGTAGCGCCAGTACCTGATACAGGGGCACCAATCGTTACAGACGGAGCAGCGGTGTAACCAGCACCTGGATTGGTAACGTTCACAGCCAATAGACGGCCGCCTAGAACAGCAGTACCTGCTGCGCCAGAACCACCAGTACCTACTGGCACGAACGAAACTGCCGGCGCGTAAGTGTAACCAGTACCGTAGTTGGTCATGGTGATAGAAGTAACCTCATCCGCAGTCAAAGCCGACGTTGCGGCTGCGTCACTGTTACCACCGGCAGCGAACACTACTAGAGGTGCTGCGGTGTAGCCAGTACCACCGGTGCTCAACGATACGCTTTGAACGCCGTTCGTCAACGTTGCCGTTGCGGTTGCTGTTACGCCCAATACGTCTGGCGCTGCAACTGTAACTGACGGTGCACCAGTGTAACCGATACCGCGATTGGTAAGGGTGATGTGCTCAACGCTGGCAGTGTTCACGCTATAGACAGACCAGCCGATGTGCGCCGGACCTTCATTGCCAGCCCATTCGCCGGCAGTCTTACCAACTGAAGTTGGTTCGCTTGTTGGAATACCGTCGGCGAATACTGGTGCACCTAGTGCAGCATATGCAGCCGCAGTAGCACCACCGCCCCCAACGAAAGCTACGTCAGGTGGAGCAGTATAGCCAGAACCAGCCGCCGTTACGCGAACGCTATTGACTGAACCATTAGGATTCAGAACCACATCCGCGGCGGCGCCTGTTCCACCCGTACCGACTGAGGTAAACTCAACTCCAACAGCGGCGGTATAGTTGCCTCCCGAATTGCTTACGGTAACAGACTTTACGCCTGTCTTTGTTTTTCCCCAGAGTGCCATGTAATTCTCCTTGACTTAGTGATTCTACAACGTTATTTAGTACAACGCGACCGAGTGGGCCATTGCCTTCTTTGTGTCGCCCTTTGCTGTTCCCGCCGCACTTTTTTCTCGTGGTCCGCGAAACTTCTTTTTCAGACCCAATTTCTTCGCAATGCCATCCACCATCGCACGATGCTCTGGAGTATTATATGGCAATTTCATGTAGGACGCATTACGGTGCTTCGAAGTATGCGGAATCAAATGCTTGTCAATGTGTGCGTTTTGCTCTGGCGAAAGATCCTTTGCAACACGCTTGAGATATTCGCTTCTTGACTTTGCAAACATCGAAGATTCGATGATAACCTCCTCGCACAACGAGTCATCCCATTCATCAGGATTCGTACCTTCTTCCATGCCAGGAGCCTTCGGAGCGAAAACCTTTTCGTCTTCCACCTCATTCTCGTTTGCGCCGCCCTTGCCGCTTTGGGCAGCATCAAACGCTGCCTGCATAGCAGGGTTCAGCTTGGCCCACATTTCGTCACGGGCTGCTTGCTGACCAGCAAACTTGATTGGCTGACCTTCTGCATTCTCCCACGGCTCACCGTCAACAGCAACAACTACAGGAGCAAAGAATGAACCCATGCGAACATACTTGACTGTCTTGCCATGAATCTGTTCAGACCCTAGAACGTTGTAGCCTGGGGTTGAATCGAATTCAGAACGAGGTGCGTTGAACGTGCCTGGGACTGCTGCTTTTGGCTCGTAAGAATCCTTAAGAACATCGCCTTCTGGTTCATACGAAGAGGACATGTATGGAGGCTTCTTTCGTTCCGCTTTGGATAATTTAGATATTGACGTTAGCGGATGTTCCCACTTAGGTTCCGCTTTGGATAATTTAGATATTGACGTTAGCGGATGTTCCCACTTAGTTTGCTTGATTTCAGAATTAGGATTTGTCGCGTTCATAACATGGGCATTTTCGCGGGCACGCTTTGCGGCCGCCTTCGAATACTTAGCGACCTTGCTGTGATGATAGGACTTCGGTGCCTTTTCATCATCATGCAGAACATCTACATGGTCACCGCCCTTTGCAGATACATAGCCCTTGCGGGTTCCTACAAGGACCGTATCCCCGACATTGACCTTGCGTGCCGCCTCGTCAAGCGCATCCCTGAAAGCCGCCTTATAGGCGATGCGTTCTGATTCTGTGAGATTTGGTTTGTCTGCCATTACTGTGCCCTCAATAGGAATTTCTTGTTTGATCTTGCCATACGAATGTCCGCCATAGCCCGAAACTGCACGGTGATAGACAGTTGGTTTGACCCCTGTCTTTGCGTGTAGCTTTACAGCCGCATCCATAGCAGCCTGCTTGTTCAAACCTGTATGGACTTTCTCGCCAGTCTTGCCGTGATGTACGGTATAGGTGCCTTCGCCTTCGTATGCGAGGGACTCTTTTACGATGTGGGTATGCGGTAGTGCTACACCAACCTTCTCGCCGCTATGCGTTTTGACCCAGGACCTATCAGCTTCAGTCTTATGAACGACAAACCGCTCGCCCTTTCTAAACATAGGCCCACTTGTGCGCGACCATTCACCCACATTCTTCGACACAACAACGTGATCGCCCTGCTTGAAACTTTCACCCAAATCGCCTTCGTGTGAGAGAGATTCATCCAATTCCGTTTCTAGTCCAGTCAAATCCACTTCTTCTTTGGCAATGCCCTTGCCCTTCATCTTCGCATCGTATTCGACGCGAACACCTTGTCCTGTGTACTTGCCCTTACGCATGATAGTAGGCTTGCGACCAGTAGTACCATGAATCTGCATTGCAGTTTCAATAGCGGAGTTAAGATAGCGCGTCTGGTGAACGACCTTATCGTCATGATGAACGGTGTAGGTGTTGAGTTCTGACAACTCACCTTCCACGATAGGCTCGGCGTCCTTAACCACATCTTCCATTTGGGCCTTGACAAATCCCTGACCCTTCAGATGTGTAATGACCTGATCATGTGACCAACGCTTTTGGGTGTGCTTGATTGCAAGGCCATCAGGAATCGTTTCCCGATGTTCCATATCGTAGTCATAACCACCGCCCATACGCTTGCCCCAGACGTAGACCTTTTGCTTCGGTCCCTTTTTCCAGATGCTGACAAGACTATCATATGACTCGTCAATCTCCACCTCTTCGGTGACGTTTGCTGCTGCCATGAATCGCTTGTGATCGAATCGTGGATTGGCTTTCGCGAAAATGCTCGCATGGTGGTTCGCGAGTTCAGCACGCTTCTTTGGGTCTTGGACAGCCTTCAAGGTGTCCGCCACCATCTGAAAGTGCTTACGCGATACGGCTTCTTTGAGAGATTCTTTCATTGCCGATCCTTATTTGGTGACAATATTCTTGCGCTTGAGAGTGATCTTCTTGATTTCTGAAACCGTTTCCTTGATCAGGTTTTCTGTGTCCTTCTTGACAACAGCCTCAACCTTGACTGCGGGCGGTTCAGTCTCAACGCTATTCATCTTGAAGCCAGAGACTACAGGAACAAGCTTTGGCATCAACTCCAACGATTCGGTCATGGGGACGAAGTAACGATCACCCAAGTACACGCAAATCTCGCAGACATACTTTCCTGGTTGCAGAATGCCTGTCAGTTCAGGAATCGATACTTCGTATAGACCCTTGTTGTGCTTTGTTGGAAAGGCGAGCGTAAGGTCAGGAGATACGATCTTGAATTCCACCTTTGGAGTAGACTTGGAGGAGTCTCCAGTAATCTCTACTTGGAATTCAAACTCGTTCTTCTTGTCGATTTCTAGTTGAACCATTAGTCGCGTTCCTTCTTTGTTAGTCCAAGAACCTTAACGACTGTTTCTTGAACCGCATTCGTTTTGTTGATGACCTTTACTACGATGTTCGCCTGCTTGTCTGAAAGCTTGAATGACCGTTGATACGTCCTGTGACCAATCCGAACCCATGTGTTCAGAACCTTCGGTCGCTTCTCATCCAACTCACGATAGTAACTGCTCGGGTCACCGCCCGATCCACCACCGCTTGACACTGGCGGTGGAACAACAACTTGGGCGCCCCACCAGCCTAGATTGAACTGGGCTACTATCAGAGTTCCTACGTTACTTCCTAATAGCCCACCAATCACAATTCCATTCAGACTATCAGCCATTATTGAGGAATTCTCTCAGCCACTTCGGTCAAGCTCGGCAGACCAGCAAAGTTACGTAGATCAAACACCTTAATCGGTGTCAGATTGTCATCATCATAAATCGTCAGCGTGTACGCAGTCTGATCGACTCTTGTTCTGTTCTTTTGATACTTCAACAACGTCTGTGCTAATTGCACCGCTGTGCTGATACTATTTTGTTCTGCCCCCATTGTACCTGGGGTGGTATAGCTTGCTTTGCTTGCTTGCCAAACAGCATCACGGACTTGAGATTGGGTCAAACCACCACTTGCATCCAATAACGTTGCAGATGACGATGCAGCATATGTAACCTGAACGAATGCCGTCGATTGAAACGGGGTTGGAACTTCAGCACCAACCGAATCTACTGCCACTAAGTTTCCACCAAATACACGACACAATTCAAATGTAGGACCAGGCCTAGCCTCAAACGCGACTAGAGCATTTTGGAGAGTGGCTGTAATTCCGACAAACACACCACCACCCAAGGGGTCTTTACCCGCCGCCACAATCAATGCTGGATCGTCCCATGCACCAATCTCATTTTCCATCCATCTACAAGTGTCTACCAAATCTTGAATGGTCAATTCGGTGGATGGTGACAAAACCGTAAGGATGCGCGGACTCGACTCCCAATCAATAGAAATATCCGTCCGAATAGTCACGCATCCTCCCCATCCCCCATATCAATATTGCCCGTAGCCCTAACGACCTCAAAGGTCACTTTAGGAGGATTCGCTAGTTCTTCTTCCAAATGTCTGATGATACGCCTATATTCGATCTTCGTTTCTTGTTCCTTGCGGATCGCTGCCTCAAAGACTTCAATGTTCTTGTCGCATTGAAGCAGCGCCGCTTTCATCGCCGTGATATCAAATCCACTCATAGTCTATCCTATTAGGTCTTGATCGTATCCGTTGTTCTAATCGTAGCAATGGACGCATTCGAACCTGTTGTCAAGGAGTCCGTAGTGAACGGAATGATCGGAGTTGCATTAGCCGAATTACGCACCACAACTCGGAAATCGATCTGTCCGACATACACAACGCTTGCCGAAGCCGACGTAGTGGTTGCATACTTGTCTAGCAACGGTACATATACGTCATCCGCAGTATCGATTGCGACTGGAATACCGTTAACATAGTAGGTGTCGCCGGTCGTTTGACCAGTGATAGCACGATCTAGAACGATGGTGTTAGCGTCAGTCACAGAAGCGACATATGCCACAGCATTCGAACGAGTTGTGTTGACAACTAGGTCACCACGCCGTACCGAACCGAACGCTGCCGCATCAACGATGGTCGTTGTGTTCGTTGTTGCGTCGGCAGTACCAGTGATAGTTGATAGCGTGAAGACTGAACCAGTCCAGCTGGCATAACGCAGACGATAACCTGCATTGTTTGCCGATGCATCACGAATACGCAGAACACCGCCAGTTGTCTTACCTGGAATGTCTTGCGGAATCGCGCCGTCAACAGTCAACGTGCCGCCACCAATTGATTCGCCACCAGCGGCGCTGAATTCGGTCTTGTTGATTGCACCACCCGACAAGCGGAATACAGATACGCGATCTGAATCGATTGCGGTTTCTGCGCCACCAACCAGGTTGGTAACTGTGATCGAAATTGCGATTGGTCGAAGTTGCGTACCACCAGGAATTGGAGTAAGCTGGAACTTGTTTTCGTCCGCAGCCAGCCAATCAGACAGAAGCACACCACGCGCACCGAAGAATGTGCCACCCGCGAATGTACCGAATGGTGATTGCTTCTTTGGCGAAAACGTCTGTGCCGATATATTGATCGTCACCGTGCCAGAAGTATCGTTATCGGTCAAAATCTGACCAGTCACGAATGTACCGCGAATGTTACGCAGCAAGATTACCTTCTTGGTGGTGTCATGCGAAACTACAACCCCTGTTGCCAATGAAGTTGCTTGCGTTACGTCGCTGCCTTCTGCGATTGTACCAGTGACTGAACCTGAGTATTCAAGGTATACTTCACCACCGATGTACATTTCGCCTGGCACGCCGTTTGTGTTGGACGTTCCAGTAGCTCCGAATCGGGTAACGTATTTAACCCATTCATAGACCTGAGTCAACGGATTTTGGTTGCAGTCAAGCGTGATACCATACGCTTCCGTTATACCATCATCATTGATATCGTACACAGTATTGCCGAACGTTACTGTTGGGAATGCGTTTGCAGTAAACCAGCTTTGCAATGCAGGCCCTTGTGCGGCCGGTGCCGAACCGTTCTTTGTTCCAGAACGAGCCGGAGTCGAATCAACGTTATTGATCGTCTCGGTTGCTGTTTGGAAGTCTGTTAGCGGATCACCAAGCAAGTAGTAATGCAGAGTCTGGGACGAGTTGAACGTACCTTCAACCTTTGTGATGATAGCACGCGCACCAGAAGTAGCGCCCTGGATTTCGTAACCAACAACCCAATCAGGCTGTGTTCCAGTTTGTGCGGTAAGCGTGATCGAACTGAATCCTGTCGTGTTATCCAAGTCCGGCGATGTTGCAAGCGGAATAGGGTTACGACCACCAGACGTTAGAGAAGTTGATACTTCGAACGAATCGTAAAGCGTGTTTCCTTTTCTTGTGTATACCGACAGATAACCACCGTCGATTACTGGATAGCCAGCAGCCTTGAAGTTCTTGATGTACACACAAATGTCGATTTGGCCGTCGCCCCACCAGTCTTGGCCAGGGTTTGTAACGGTGTCAATAGAATATAGACGAATACGACCAGCGTTGGTCGCAACAGGACCTTGATAGACATAAACGTGCGTGTCTGGTTCGAACGTACCGATCGAATACAGATTTGCCCAAACCTGTTCGCCTGTTACTGCGGCCGCAGATTGTGTTGCTGTCAAGGCGTCGCAGGTGATAGTGCCCGACGTTGAATCCCAGTTATTAGCGGCGGCGAAAGAATCGGGCCTGATAACTAGGTAATCAGTCGCACCAGACTCAATAACGTCAAGAAGTGTTCCAGCATCACCGTCAGCATGGCTGATATCAAGACCAATCTTGGCGGTGGTGATGTTGTTTGAAGTAACGGCGACAACAACAATACCAGTATTGGTCGTTGTTACCCGAGCCCAACCATTCGTCTTTAAGGCGCCGCCCATCATGTGTTCCATCATGTTATATGGCACATACCACGGATCCAAGTCGCCCGTATCGATGATACCGATAGTGTATTCCACCGGAGTCTGTGCTGACATTGGAATACCGTCGTCCATTTGACCGACTTCATCGAAGTGGTCTTGGAGCGCCGAATATAGCTCGTTCATGGTGCGGGTACCAGAAGCCGAGCCCGTCCACGCAAGCCGCTTTTGGCGGTTTTCGTCTTGGTAGTAGATTGTTACGTCACCGCCTAGAATTGTTGCACTCATTCAATGCTCCTTGAGTTTGTTGTTTTTCCGACTGTTTCAGCCATCCAGCTATTTATAATCAGGATGCGTTGACTGGATCTTCTTGGAGAACGACCTTTAGGTTCAGCCCGTTTGCTGAAATCGTGGCCGGACCGCTGGTCGCAACGTATTTTGTCGCGCTTGCTGATGATTTTCGAATCTTATAGACAGCCGAAGCCGGGGTCGCAGCCGTATAGGACGTAGAAACTATCCCAGATCCGTTGGTGTCGGCGTTCACGACCTCAGTAGAGCCTACATACAAGGCTACCTGAGCACTCACAATACCAACGTCATTCTTGTCTACCACCGTAATATCGACCGGAACCGACGCGACGATGGATGTGCTGGTCGATGCCCCGACGTTTTCGACACGAACAGGCGAATCTCCGAGCGTGACATTGATCGTCGTCGCTCCACCTGAAGTGTTTCGAACATCAACCATGTTGTTTGAAAAAATCATGTTTGCATACGTTCGGGTAGTCGAATCTGTAATGCTAGTTGCACGGTCATTGTTAATGAACGTGCCATACTTGAAATCTGTCGAAGCAACAACAGGCAGCCTCAAAGCGCCTAGAATGTCTGTGTTCGGACCCGCAGCAAAACGCAGGATTCTTGGTGCCGTGCTAGTCTGATCCGCTTCTGCCTCCGCCCGAATGCCCACTCTGGTATTCGTGCTGTGGGTAGAATTCGTTACTGTGATTCGGGTACCGTTGAAAAATCCTTCGATCACGTTGCTGGCATTTGCCCGAAGATGAACGAGATATGGTGTATCTTCGTTGATCGTAACTGACGTTGGACCAGCTTGTGTAGTATCCACACCAGCCGTGCAGCTAATCAAGGTGATGGTTTGTGCTACAATATCCACCTTCAACCACCAATAGTCTTCCGTTGCCAGTGTTGCTGCCTTACGGATGATCGGCCCCATGCGTGACTGATTTGCACCGGCACTAGGGAAGTTCACGACCATTTCGGCATATTGATCTGACGATCCAACAACGTCTGCTTCGATGATTGCCACATTCCTAACGTCTGACGCACCTGGATCCAGAATTTCTAGATAGCCAGCCGATGCAGACGGAATCGACAATTGCGTGCCACCCGTAGCATTGCCCCAGAGATATGAAGGGTCAGCAGTAGCCAATACTTCTGCGGTAGTTGCTCGCGCATTGATAAAGTCCTCATAGACCTTATGCGCTCCACCGAGACAGTTAATGAACGTATTGCCCTTGTTCTCGGCCGGGCCAGATTGTACCGAGCCGCAACCAATAATGCTGTTACCAATGAAGTCGTCTGTAGACGAGTTTGCGGATAGATCAATACCGTATCGGAAGCCGTTGAACGTAGTACCGTAGATAAGCAAAGTTTCTACGTTACCATCATCTCCGTCAAAGCCTGTTGGTTGGCGAGAACCAATCAACGTCGGACCGTTACGTCCCTTTGCTGTATCACCTGTACCTACCTTCGCACCAAATGTAACAATGGTGTCACCAGCCGGCGTGGTTGAATTGCCCACAACCGTGATACCGAAGTACGGAGTACCGTCAGGGCGGAATTTGTTCATGCATGGAACTTCTCGCGTACCGTCATAGTACGTCGGGTAGTTCCAACGCAAAACTTCATCATATGAAGTAAAAGTTGTTGGATTTGTTGAAACCGAATCTCCAAGCTCCAAACGACCTTGAACGTAAAAGATGCCTTCCTTTTCCGTCATAATACCATAGCGATTACCAATTGTTCCAAAATCTGCGTCTGTCATTTCCTTAAATCCGGCGCCGGCGGTCGTGTTCGTGCCTCTTGCGCGAAGCGTACCAAACCCATACATGATTTGGTCGATACCGAACGGATTACCTTTAACCGACGCGGTTGGTGTCATTGTCGCCCCAAAATGCCGCGCTGCCGCCATGTTAGGGGTCCCAACTGTCTGCGAGGCCGTTAGCGTTGGATCAATAATGTAACACACCCAACCGTCCGTACCCACCAAGGTATCGTTCCCACCAACGTAAAATCCCTTCCAATCACCTGCTGCGGTGCCAGGTACCGTCGCGCCTGACCCAATGATAATTTTCATGGCGCCGGCAGATCGAAGGCCTACCAGTGATGGGACAGCACAACGCAACCAAATGTAGATTAACTTGCCAGCATGAGTTGTTGTAAAGTCTAGAGTGTTACCAGCACCAATATCAAATGTGGATCCACGTTCCGTTCCTGTGTTGTAAGTAAGACTAATACATGCCAACCCCTGAGCAAAATAGTCCGTATCTGCCGTGTCTGTACCACCGATCTGTGTCCAACCGGTCAGGGAGTCTGCACTGGTAATCTGAACTAGATCAGTTGTGACTGTTAGAGGCATGTGCTGCTATTAGGAGATGCTGCCGCCCATACGGGCAACCAGTTGTTGAACATCATCTGAAGTTTCAACTGTCTCCATAAAGACTTCGAACTCAGACACCGATTCTAGAGGAATCAAGACCTCCTTGCTTACTTCGTCAAGTACGATATCGTATGACTGATATGTAGTTTGCTCTTTCTTGACAGTAGCCTTGTCGAGTGCGGCCTTCATGTTCTTGGAGCCTTTCGCAGCATCAGAACCAGCACGGGTTACTGCCATCTGATCAGACAATTTCTTAGCAAGAGCCGGAGTCATCACATCTACTCCACCCATGACCCCGCGCATAGCAGGATTCATTTTAGCAGTCTTTTTAGCTATTGCCGCCTGATGCTGTTCTGGGGTGTTTGCTTCTCCCATTGCCTGTTTTGTGGCACTCGCATACATCACCGACTTTGCCTTCTTACCATATCGCTTTTGGAAATCGCCTAGGTGCTTCTTCATGCCCTTGACGATTCGCTCGCGTGTAGCCTTTTGTTCGTCCGTCAACCTACGTTCTTCCAAAGTCTGTAGTGGTTCAAGGGATGGTTCTACCTTTTCTACTTCCTCTGTGTGGTACTTCGTTAGTTGTTCGGGGCGTGCCTTGACCGCACCCAGCTTGTACTTAACGATCTTAGGTGGCAGATTAGGGCGAATGTTGAAAGATCCATCTTCGTGCTTGTGAATAATCGTGTGTGGTGCATGTGCGTGCGGCCCTACTGTTGGCTTGACAATATCGCCAACATTCCATTCTGATAGATCGGTCTCCTCGCCCATCCAACCCAAATGCTTTGCCATGCTCTTTCCTTCTGGGCCACCATATTGATGCAGTGCCTGCATGATATGGGTTGCAATTGGACGACCAGTGCCCTTTAGATGCGCGGCGAGCCCCTTAGAATCATTCGTCAGAATGTACGATACGGCCTGCTTCCATGGATGCGAGCCTTCTGGGCTCTTGTCGATTGAATCTGACTTTGAAAGCAATTTGACCGCTGCGCGAGGTAGCCCTTCATTCAGTTCTGCCTGAGCAATAAGCTCCTCTGCCTCGACAGACTCTTTCCATGGATTCGTCTGACCGTGTGTCATCGAATTTGGATCACTCTTGTTGTCTGCGTGGTAGTCATCCCAACCTTGAGCCAGATAGTGGTTGTAGGATTTTGCGCCCAGGTGTTTCTTGGCGGCTGTGTTTAGGTGCTTGCCTAGTGTGCCGGCACGATGCAGATGTGGATAACGTCGAGAAATGTGATCGTACGGATCACCATCTGGGAATGCATTGCCCCAGGCATGTTCAATATCACGCGCCATCTTTTCGTGATTGATCGGATCAGCCTTCTCACGAACGCGATCAAAAATAGGTTTGCGTGGTGCGAGAGGCTTGTCCGCCGCCATCGTCTTCCTATTCGTTGCCGCCTTTTCCTTGGCCCATCTATTAAGATAGTGGTCTTCGTGGAGGTCTTTTTCGGCCATGGTGATATCCTTTATGAATCGTTTTACAATGTCGCCTTCTGTAGTCAGAATCGTAACGTAGTTATCACCACGAAATTCGACTGGGCAAATTTGTCCTGTTGTAAGGTCCTCGACTAGATCGCCTCTGTTAAAGATCAGCCCCTTAACATAGGCATCTCGGTCTGCATCTTCATGTAGCTTCATACCGTTTCTTACGTCGTTGAAGATTGCCTTCCCGTGCGTATGGCTGGTGCCTACAGGCAGACCTGCATGAAAGGACTTGTAGTCATTGTTGTGCGCGTGTTGGCGCATCTTCGATGCCGAGATTCCTGTAGTGCCTTCTGCGTCTGGGTCTCTATGACCAGCAGATACTACCTTGATGCTCTTGAAGTGGAACCCATTTCCGTGTTCGTCAAACTTGCCATTGTACTTGTGTAGAGTATCGTGGTACTGCTTGACGCGATCCTCACCAGCGACCATCACTAGATGCTTGTAGCCTTTCTTGTGAAGCTCTGCGGCGTGAGTCAGATAGCTAGGTGATTCTTTGGATGATGCTGACAGATTCGCATGTGGGAACAGACCCTTTGCGTGCTTTAGCTTTTGGCTGGCCGACAACGGATTCTTCTTTGAATCTTGCGAATGGCTAAGGCGGATGTGTGCATCGCCACCATGCTCGCGAGCAACCTCATGCACCTTGTTGACCAATAGGGCATGACCCGCAGTAGGCGGATTCATGCGGCCAAATGCTGCTACTGCGGTCTTGTCTTTCATTTTGCCCTACCTGGACGATCTGTCCGTGAGAGATTGGCTCGGCTGAAATCAGCACGATGTACCAATTTAGACGGCTTGTTGTTGTGTGAAACTACAAAGCCCTCAGGCTTCGATGGGCGACCTTCAATAGAGTGTCCGTATGTGCTGTGTGACGACAATGCGTGTACGAGGGAATTCTTTGCTTCTCCGACATGATGATGCGCTGAGAAAAGGTGCTCAAAGTCTTGCTTGTGTAGATGTACGTCTGCAACTTTGCCATTGCCACGATCAATATGCGCCTGCTTTGCCTTTGCGGTCTTTACGCTCCCCGATGCCTTTTGATAGTGTGCCTGTAGATGCTTTTTGTACCCCTCTACTGAAGGGCTCGTCCCAGCAACAACGTTTTTGTTGACGAATGTTTTTAGGTGTTCTGTGTGCTGCCCGATAGCAGCATGACCTTCTTTCGTGATTTTGGAATGATGCGTCATTGCTTTACGCATGTGGTGCAGATACTTATGCTGTGCTTCTGGTGAGTAGTGTGACTTCGCGCCCTCGACTTTTGGTTCGATCACATGCACGTCCTTGTGCTTCTTGAATGCGTTTACTGGAGGATCGAAGTGCGCCTTCATGTCATGGAAACCAGTGCCCTTGTAGTGCGTATGAACCACCACCCCAACTTTAGCCTTACTGATTTTCCTACCTTCTTCACTACGCTTGTCTACAGAATAGGTGATTGTGTTCGGCTTGAAGTGGTGTGACTTTTCGGCTGGGTTGTTGGCAATGTCGTGATGCGTGTACATCAGGTCGCCCTGAAAGACGCCAGATTTTGGAGTTGCTTTTGGTAGATGGTGTAGCGCAGCGTGCAGCTTTTGACGTAGCCCAGGAGACTCATGGTTCTTGTCAATGTCTGCGTGCGAGTGATTCAGCTTTGGATTCTTGGAGAATGCGGACTTGGTAGCGACGAAAAACTTGCCTGTATCTGGATGATGCCCGAACACAATGCTCGGCGAACCATCGTACTTCGTTGTGACTGAGGTGTGCTTGTCTGACTTGCCTGACGCCAGATGCGAATGAACGGCATCTAGGGTCCGTACTGCATGGTGGAATCCGTTCTCGCCTGCATTGATCAGGTGATCTTCGGGATGCTCTAGGTGGCGGAGCTTGCCATCATCGGCACCTTCACACAGAAACTCGGTATAGGTGAAATCAAGATCCATTGATGCTCCAAGAGTTGGAGCAAAGGAAGGTAGAGCTTACGCCCTAAACCACTCTCACATGCTCCATCTAATCAAAAACTACGAACAGTTTGTTGCAGCCTGCAACTTGCCTATATGCTTGTGCATTGTCTCTACTAGAGTCGTCAAAACTACTATCTCAGCCTGTAGCAACAGAATTCTATCTACAATGGCCCTTTTTTCCACCATTGTTAGCGGTACTCCGTACTCTTGCTCAAGGCTTTCTTTCGATGCTGGGCCTTGAGCAGATACAGATACCGCAATACACAATAGGAAAACAGCAAGCTTACTTGAGTAGTGTTTCATAGTGGTCCATAGTTAGCGTTTCGTCCTTTGATAACGAAATTGCCTTCTCGGCCACTTTGTGTAGGTCCATATCAGTCTTTGCATCCTCACGCGCCCATTCCAAAAGGCGGATGAACAGAGGAACATTCAGGTGAATGCAATCCCCCTCTGCCTGGGATTCGGTGTATAGTTGCGCGAACGTTTTCATCTTGTTATTTATCGATCCTCATAGCTGGACGCCCAGTTTATCTTTGACAACATCCCAGCGGTGCTTGCTGCGGAAGTAGTAGCGATCATGGCTCTTGCCCATATTCTTGAGGGCAAACGTCGGTTTGCCAGTAGTATCTAGCCCCATCTTCAATACATTCAGGTCTTGGAATGTCGTCTGAATGAGTGGCGACACATCGAACTTGTCTGCCTTGTTAGCGTCTACTAACAACATCCCAAGCCCATAGACGATGTTGGTGGCTGTGTACTCCTTCTTTCCCTTGATGTAGTCGGTCTTCTCTTTGTCAGAAAGACGCAGGCGTGGAAGGACGTATTCGTCCATGAAAGTCTTATAGGACGAAGGACTTGACAGGCGCATCTTTGACAACACAGAGGTCTTTGAACCTTCCAGCACTCCTGCGTCAGACGCGAAGTTTATCCGTTTGAGTGCTGTGAGAACGTTCCGTGACATGGTTGGCGGCAGCATGTTTGCCTTGATGAGGATTCCAACAGACGTTGCAATGCCTGCGAACATGCCCATCTTCGCCAGCTTCATCATTACCTCGGCAGCGATCTTGGCTTGCGGAGGCACCTTACTCTTTTGGAGCAGCCGCTCTACTCGTTCGTTGATCAATGCAGGGGCAAGGGTATTCGATGTTCCACCAGCCACCTTTGCCGAGAAGCCCGTGTACTTTCCTTTCTTGCCGAGAAAGTAGTCGAACAGCTCGTAGTTAGAACGCACAGGGAAGACCACCTCATCGTAGTCCCCTGTCTTCAATAGATGGATAGGGCCTAGCACTTCGCCAAAATAGGACTTGACCACGTTCATGTCGATATGTTCCTTACCCACCTTGTAGAGTGTGTCAACCCGTTCTGGCTTTCTACCAGTCTGTGCGTATTCTGTCAGAGCCTCAAGGTAGTTCGTGAATGCAGGAGGCAACTTCGTCTTGTCGATTGCCTTGAGTACGAAATCGACATACTTGGCAGCAGGCATCGAAATGAACCGATCGGCTGGCTTTCGGACAAGTTGCGGTATGTCTACCGTCTTGATCGTCTTGAACATCTCCGAAGGCTGAAGTACCGACTCTGCCATTGTTTTCTCCGCAAAAGGAAAGGGCCCGAAAGGGCCCTTGTGCTGCTATGTCGTGGCTACTTGAACATATTGACCCACACATATTTAGACTGCTTAGAATAGGAGCATAGCCCCTTTCTTGCTTTTGCCGTGAACACTCCGTTCGGAAGATCCTTCCAGACCTTGCGATAGTGTCTTGAGATTGACTCCACGCTGTTCGGCACTGCCTGCAGGTCTTCTGGCAACCAAGGGATTTCTGGAGACCCAACAACGTTGACACCTTGGCTTACTGCGTCGGCTGCGACGATGTTGAACGTCTCGGAGAAGGTGACTTGGGTTACGATCTCCATCTTTGGAAGTAGGTCAAGAAAGTCTCCATGATCCATCCATTGATGCTCGACCAGCGTATGCTGTCCATCCAGTCGCGCAAAGATGCCGCGCAGGTTATTCAGAATAGGCGAGGCATTACCTTCGACCCGAGTGCTGTTGATGTGGAAGCGCAGCTTTGCGTTTACGTCCTCTGCAAAGTCAATCGCGGCAAGCGCCTGATTCACATGATTCTTTAGGGGACGAATGGCCCCAAAGCAACCGATATCGACCGTCCTGAACTTGGAAAACTTGTTCAGTACGTCACGACGCCAATCGAAGAATGGACCATCCTCTTCTAATGGGTAGTAGTTTGGCAGATAGACCACCGAACCAGGCACCTTTGCGGCGCGTGCAAGGTTCTGGATGTCGTTCGCAGCATCCTTTGAGTTGCAAGCAACCGTGATACCACGACTCAGATAGTCAATCGTCCATCCAAATGCGATTCCCTCATTTGCAAGGAACTCAGACTTGGAATGATTGCGAACCATCCACCTAACCTTAGGGTGCAGCTTCGTCAAAACTTCAAACTTCTCTGGGATCACCCAGTACGCCTCTACGATTACATGCGTAGGACGAAACTTTGTCACTTCGCGGTCGATGTGGTTATTGTCAAACACATGAACCAACTTAGCCTCAATGCCCTCGTCATTGAGCATGTCAACAACGAATCGAACAGAGTTGTAAAGACCAGACGATAGGTGTCCACCGCTGTCACTATAGTTCCAGCAACCAGGCATACCCGCATCACGATGTTTAAGCACGAACAAGATTCTATTTCGTGAGTGGCAATGCATCTTAGTTTCCTCTTTGTTGTTATTCTTCTAGGGTGTGCTACACAGGTATTTATGCCACAAAAAAAGCCGCCCCGCGGCGGCTTTTTCTTTATTTGGTGCGAGTAGTGGGATTCGAACCCACACTTGAGGGATTTTAAGACCCTTGCCACTACCAATTGCGCTATACTCGCAAGAAAGATGGCAAATGATGGAAGGCTTCAAGCAACGCGACACACGTCCATCCAATCATAGATAGCAACCAGCCCTCTTTTACGTCCCCTGCTGTCGTCCGAAACTTGTATGCCGAATTGACGGCGAGATAGAGAGAAATTGCAACCATCAACCAATGAATTGCAGACATAATGGTGCCTCCTAAAGGAATCGAACCTTTGTAAACGACTTACGAGGCCGTTGTCCTACCACTGAACGAAAGAGGCTTTGACAGTATTTAGAATAGTTTGCCAACGCAGACCCCAGCGACGACGAGAGCAACGACGCCCACGCTCAACATCATCGGATCTCCATCTGCATTACCAATGAGCATAGCTCCAGAAAGGAACAGCATGGACGTAATCAACATACTGAACCACATCGGCACAATGATCGCAGCAGCCATATGACCTCCAAGAAGGGGCCGAAGCCCCTTTCTCAGATAGCGTACCGATCCACCATCACCGTGTCAAGCATGATGGCTTCTGGTGTGAAGCGGTCAAAGTCAGCCTTCAGTACCCCTTGCATTACTGCTGGCGAGAAGCCCGAAATCAAAGCCACCCCTTGATCGTTGAAACGTGCAGGCACGTTGTCATACGAGTTCAGGTTCCAGAACACGATCTTTGGAAGCTCATAACCAGCAGCCTCGAATCGTGCGCGGGTAGCCTCAAGTGCCGATCCACCAAACTTCGCGCAGGCATCGAATTGCATGTCCGACAGAATCAACAGCATGGTCGGCATGTCCTTTGCAGGCACCGCAAACGTCTTTGCGTGCGAAAGAATCTTGTCCATCGCCTTCATCAGGTCGGTGTTCATCGCCCAGCTGGATTGAGCCATTTGGTCGATCTTGGACAGAACATTCCCCTTCAGATGCAGCAACTCAGGCGAACCCGAGAAGGTCAAGAAGGTGTCCTTGAACGCGCCACGGTTCTTGTCAGCAACGTACAGACCCAAAGATACCGCCACTTCAAGGCACGATACCTTCGTAGGCGACTTCCCCGCACCAATTGGGCAAGTCATGGAACCCGAAACGTCAACCATCGCCAGAACGTTGGTACCGTCCATGTAGTCAGGCAACGCTTCCCATTGCGACAGAATCACTTGTCCTTCAGCTTCGGACGGCGGGCGACCGTAAACGCCCATCAACCCTTGCAGAACTTGGTACGGGAAAACAGCACCTGCATTCACCTTGTCCGTACCCTTTGCCAAACGTGCAGCATAGGCTTCGTATGCTTCCTTCGCGTTGCGATAGAAAGCACCCTTGTAGCGGGTCGATGCCAACGAAGGCAGCTTACCGAATTCGATCTTGTCCCATGCCTTCGCGCACATGAGAGTTTCAACCACGTTGGTCAGACCAACGAGAGTCTTGCGATATTGCTTTGGCGACATGCCCATGTACTCACGCAGGGCGATTGCGTCCTTACCCTTACGAGGCATCCACTTCGCTGCCAGGCCGTCACCAGCCAGAAGCGCCATGTGGATGAACGCGAACGCTTCTTCGCGAAGCTTTTCGTCATAACGAAACACCAGCAGGTCATCCCAACGACCAACTTCTGGAGTCTTGTACATCAGCGCCCTTGCGGCAGCTGGGTCGCGCACTTCCAGATATTGGAGAATGTCGCGGTAGATTTGACGTTCGCCAGCACCACCACGAACGTCACGGGCCCATTGCGCGAGGCGCAATGCGACTTCGCGGTTTTCTTGCAAAGCCTTTGCGAACAAAGGCGTCACATCGCGACCGCGGGAAGCGCCGATCTGGTAGAACAGGTCTACAGTGGCCTTCAACGAACCAACGAATGCCTCCATGCCGTTGGTGGTAGTGGTACGTTCTGCACCGACATTGGTGACAAAAGTGTTCATCATCATCTCCTTCATGTTAACGGAATCGCGCCTTTCGGCTATGGTTTCTTGTTAAGAGAAAGTTTGGTTGTTTGCTGAAACGATTCCACTTGTTTGTAACAGGCTAGCACGTTTAACGTCCGCCGACCTTTTGGGTTGCTGAATCTAGCCTAAAACACTACAGAACAAAAACGGGATAGGGGGTCTGTCTTGATAGACGGGTCCAGTACCCGTGGTCCGTTGCTCAAAATGGGAGGTTGTACGTCCCCGCGGCAACGTCATGGCTTTGTTAGATTGCTGAAACTATCCCTTTGTCTCACTCAAGATTCCTATTATAGCACCTTTTGGAATCTTGTCAATCGGTAAATCTAACGCAGTCCTTCTTGTCTTGCCTTTCGCCTTAACACCTGGCGAGAAGGAATGTCTGCTGGCCGCACCAGTTGAGTCGGGTGACTCGGATTCGGCACAAATGCTGGGGAGACGAATCCTCGCTTATTGCGTCGTGCGATTTCTCGCTTACCTTGATGGGCAGCCCGTTGCTCATATTGCTTAGGCTTATACCACGCCCGCGCCGGAAGGTTCAATGCGCCCAGATCAAACAGGATCTTCTCCGCCATGTTGCCGATGATGGGCTTCACTACCTTCTTGCTCATTTCCTCGACGGCTGCATTGTTGCCGTCAATGATTTCTTCGGTAGTCACAACTTCACTCGCCTCTACTTTATTTTCATTATCCATGCGCCCCATCCTTCAGTTTTATGTAGCATGATATCGTGTGCAGCAACGAAGGCATTCGTAACTTCCGTAGCCCCATCGCACCCATTTGCACCATAGTCATCCAATACCATGATGCCACCTTTGACTAATCTAGGCCAGATGAAATCTAAACAGCCGTGATACGCGAGCCCAGAGTCAACGTCAATATGCGCCAATCTGATTTGCGAACCCTCTAGACCAAAAAACGTATTTGGAATGATGCCTTCATGGATACACACATTGTCATGTGCATCCTGCAAGGCGCGGATCGCCTCAAATTCTGCCTCTGTTATCGCGAAACGGCCGTGCAGTTTCGGTTCGTCACCGATCCTTGGAATCCCGCCACCGAAAGTGTCGAACAAACGCAGCGTGGTAGGGCCGATGATCTTTAGCAACTCCATTGCCGAACCACCACGATAGACACCACACTCCCAAACTTCTCCGTCTAGGTGATTGGTGCCGATAGCAGACATCCTTAGTCGGGCAAGTTGTTCAGAACCGCAGATTGATTTCATCATGTTCAAAAAGGTGATTGGTGGCCGTAGCCGGGATTCTGTTCTATGCTACGATTTATCTTCGCCGCAACCCGAGCCAATAAGCAAGGAATTCCCTGGCTCTGTTTGCGTTGCTGGCTGTATCACGGTAGTGTCAATGACCGAAGTCTCCTACTCGTTCCTTGCGCCAGTCCCGAACTTCCTCAGAGATTGCTCTCCGCCGTAACTCGCCTGCCAATCATTAAGGCCCTGGATTATCTGTCAACTCACTTGGCTTAGGCACCACGTGCCATGGGTTCTTTTCTGCGTACCGGTACCCATCAAACTGTCGCCTCCCAAAATCTTCCGCAATCTCAGCAGAACTAAAAAGGTCTGGGTCAAATGCGCTGCCATAATCCTGCCAATACAGACCCCACCAAGGCTTGACCTGAATCTTGTACCTATTCAAGCCCTCATGTCGAAGAATTCGCCAACGCATGTTATTTCCTTCTCACAATCGTAGCCATCACATCACCATCATAGGTGACAGTTCCTGGAGAAATGGCATACTCTAGAAGCGCCTCATATCGTTGTTCGAAATTCACTGGGGCGCTCGTCAGATGCAGAAGCTCCGTAGCAAAACGGACGGCCGCATCTTTGTCTTTGAAGCCTTCGATTACAATTCGTGCCATTACATTCTCCAGTTATGGTAGGGGCGCCGGGGGTCGAACCCGAACCAGGGGATTAAAAGTCCGCTGTGCAGAAGCCGCTACACCACACCCCCGCAAATTCACTTCGCCGGAGCCACCTTGAAACCGTGCTTCTTGGCTAGCTCCTCCAACAATTGCTTTTCTGTCTTGGCCTCCTTCAACAACTTCTTTTGATCACGGACAGCCTTCTTGGCTTCGCGGGCCGCCCTCTCGGCTGCCCTACGCTTTTCTTGCTCATCCACCCACTTGTCAAACCTCTCGACGGTGGTGAGAATGAACTCATCGGAAGACTCGCGTTCGATCAGTCTATATCCTTGTTCGTAAAGCTTCAAGGCATGAAGGGCCGAAGAAAGCTTTTTAAAGACTGGCTCTTCTACCTTCTGCCAATCGGTGATCTTCGACTTGACAAGGTCTACTGTATATTGATAGTCCTCGTAAGAACCTTGATGCTCACCAACTATCCTAATTATCGCTATCTCTCGCATGATATTATCCTGGCACGCCCGGAAGGATTCGAACCCTCGTCTGTCTGAGGTAGAAGCTCAGTGCCATAGTCCACTCGGCCACGGGCGCATTGTATTTGGAGCCACCGACAGGAATCGAACCTGCATCTGAACGGTTTAGGAAACCGTTGCCTCTCCATTAGACTACGGTGGCATTGTGTTTGGCACCCCCGGAGAGATTCGAACTCCCGACCGCAACGTTCGAAGCGTTGCATTCTAGTCCTCTGAATTACGGGGGCACTACTTCCATTCTTTTACGTCTATTTGAACACCATCCTGATAGCCAACCATACGGCGGCTATAGCCAGAAAGACGAGCAAAGTATTCCTGATCCTTCTTGTGAAAGGCCCAATATGTCTTGTAGGCCTTTTCAGTCTCGTATAGCTTGTGTTTCGATTTACGCCACACATTACGTTTGTCATCACGGTACTGGAATTCGATCTTGAACATAGTATTTATTCGGTTGGTGGGTAAACGTCGCCATTTTCATCAATCTTCTTTTCCTCGTAGACCGAAACCGCCCTACGATAGAATTCCAGCTTCACGCACTCCAGCACGCCCACAAGCGCATTATAGTCGGCATACGTCTTGGGGTCAGTTGCCAACAGCAAGTTGGTGATGGCATAGTTGAGATTGCCCGGGCCGACGCCCGTTTCTTTACGCAATGCCATTACAGCACGCCAAATCGGCGGACGATCCTTGGTCACAATGTAAGGCATATCACTTTCCCCAATATTCGTCGATCAAATCAACAATCGTACTCGCAAAAACACCAGCACCGAAGAATGCAAACCCAATCCAACCTTCATGCGGAAAGAAGTGGCTCGTTGCAACAAAGATTGCCAGCCAGACTGCCCACGCCATTAACCATCTCATGTCATTCTCCAAGAACGTTCATCATGAACTGATACCGATCGGGATGCCCTTCATGTGTCTCGGTGATGACATCCACGCAAGTCTTACAGTACGTCGGGTTGACGCGAGACACGAAATGGTGCCTCTCTTTATGAAAGACCTCACCACACAGGCCACACAAGTAATCGTTGTTCACTCCACGATTGCCGTACATATCACGTTTCAGAATGCCTTCAGGCAGCTTGTCGAGATACGCCAGCATATCGTCAAACTGGGTGAAGATCCGAGTAGACAGACCTTGCAGCCAACCCGGAACTTCGTTCACCCAATCTTCCCACTTCGACACAACGAATAGTGGAATGTCGTTGTTGTAGGCGACCTGTGCCTCACTAATCGTACCAGCACCACGGCGGACACTCTCATCGTAGTATAGAATCACCGCATGAGAGTGCTTCTCCACCAACTCAATGTCAGCATGAATGAAATGCTGACGGACATTCGACTTGTATTGCAGGTGGTTGCCGTTCTTCTCTGTGAAGTAGAGGTTGCCGTGCTTCTCATTGTATCGCTTATCCAATGCAGTAATGTCGATTGGGTAATACCTCATTGCGAACAACTTATTGGCCACATACTGTCGCCATCCAGAACCCAAATCTTCCGCAAACTGCATCCCACCCGACAGATAGATGCTGCCACGGTTGAAAAAGACGTTGCCCATCAAACCTCCAAAAGAATTTGGTGGGTATACGCCTTCTTCTGATACCCACGCGCAGCAGTCACAATGACCGTATCTCCAACCGGAGTTCTGCGAACATCATGTGTATGACCGTGAAAGTATACAGCAACCTTCTTGTCGTTGTCAAGGATCAGATTCTCTAGATCCGTTGCTGCGTATGCATAGTCGATCAGGTTCCCACCATGCTGGCTGTTGCAATGCGCCATGATCGGTGCATGATGCGTCATCACCACTACAGGCACCTCGCCCTTGATCGCCTCCACTTGCTGTACCAGCCACTCACGGTTCTTGCGATACAACTCAACCGTATCGTACGGCTCAATGCGGACAAAGGTGAAATTCTCGTTCAGTTTGCGGATGTGCCAATAGTCATTTAGGCCCTCTTTGACGGCCCCCATTACAATCGGGTCTGCGGCACGCAGATCAGTCCACAGCGTGGTGGCAATCACTTGCACGCGGCCATCAATGTCAATTACGTCATTGTCCGCAACAACAAGGTTGTCAATGTGCTTGGTCGCATCACGAAGGGCATTGATTCCCTCGGCCAACTCCTCATGGTAGAATTCGTGATTGCCCGCAATCATGATCACCTTCTTGTAGGCTGCACAGATAGCCTCAAGGTCCATCAACGGGCGGCGCTTGAAAGTGCCACCAACACCATCATCCTTGCGTCGAAAAGCATTGATTTCGGCCGTATCCCCTGCGATCAGAAGAAGGTCGTTCTTGTGTTCGCCATTGACGAGCGGCCCATTCAGATGGTATACGAGGTCGCCGGCGTGGGTTCGGATTAGGCGATTTAAATCCAAATGCAAATCAGTTACGCCGTAAACACGCACGATCATCTCCAGAAAAAGGTGGAGCTTTCAGTTGTACAGAAAGCTCCAAACTCTACGGCCGGGGAGTCAAGTTGCCGAAGCTTGCTTCGCGGGCCGCATCCCGCGTTACCCCAAATTCTTGGTCGTCATAGTTGGAGTCGAACCAACCTTGGCCTCGTTATGAGCGAGGTGCATCAGACCGCTCTGCCATATGACGTTACTGTACCCACCGCGTAAAGCAATTTCCTTGCTGAAAGAATGGCGAGTTGCCAGACTGCACACAAACCACGATTGGTTGTGGCGGATGCACCGGACCCCAATGCTGCACAAACGGTTGTGGCCAGACAGGGACAACTGGCATCGGCGCCACAAACTGTGGCCCACCCCACGCGCCCCAACTACCGACCATCGCGCCGGCAGCAAACGCGCCGGCGACTGCCCAACCATTGTTGTGATTGCCTTGCCAATGTCGGCCACCGTTGTTGGGGCCTTGATTCCAATTATGCCCACCGCGCCCGCCAGCGACAGCAGCAGTCGCCATCAACATCGCTACAAGAAACACCGTAAGACGTTTCATTTTCACTCCAATCTGGAAGCGGGGATGGGAGTCGAACCCACTATCTACGGCTTATGAGACCGTAATGATTTGTGCGATTATTACACCGCTCATCCGTTTCACTCACCCGCATTAACTGGCACCACGTAGAGGAATCGAACCCCTGTAGTCACGCTTCGTAGGCGTGTGCCTCATTCCGCTCGGCCAACGTGGCATAAAATAGTGTCAGCACGCCCTATGACGAGCATTGCGCTCGTCGCCACATCGCTTGTGGCCCCGCTGACTGCATATTGGCAAGACTGCTAGGGTCTCACCTTTATTTTTGGGCCTAGCACCCATTGACTTACTTTTGGCTCCGGAGGCTGGGATCGAACCAGCGACACACGGATTAACAGTCCGTCGTTCTACCGCTGAACTACACCGGAATTATCTCGCTTGTATTTATCTCAAAACCTCGAAAATGGTGGCCTACTCGCTGCGTCCGGTTTCTCTATGGCTATACGCTAGCCGGCATCCGCTTTTGGCCATTAACCTTTACTTCAGGCCGGCCTGCTTGAGAATCGCCAACACATCGGCGTCGTTCTCGCCCTCAACTTCTTCCACGCCGTCGATCACATCGGCGACGTCCTTGACCTTCTTCGCCGAACGAGTCGGCTTCGCCGCCTTCGTCGCGCCCTTCGTGGGCTTGGTCGGCTTCGTCGCCTTCTTCGGCTTCGACGCCGCGACCTTCGCGGTGGCGGTTTCGGTGACTTCCGTCACTTCAGCCTTCTTCGACGCGCCCTTGATATCAACGTACTTGTACCCAATAACATTGCGCCCATCACGGACGGACTCAATGTTCATGCCCTCAGCCTTCAGATCCTTGATGCACGCACGCCAATATGAGGCGCCGACCGCATCGAAGACCTGCTTCTCCGAAAGCACCTTGCCCGAATGGGTCTTGAAGGCCTTGCGAAGATTGTCCAGACGATTCACCGAAGTTTTCGGACGAGACATAACTATACTCCTATCAAATTGAAAAGATCACTCAGAAACTTGTATTGCTTCGAAGAAATGCGTGATGACGGGTTCGACATTCACCCTCGCAAACTCCTTGAGAAACGCCTGCGCCTGTTCGGCGTGCCCGTCATCCATGAAGGTCTTGGTCTCGACTTTGACTTCGGTCGCCACCGAGACTCGCGTACCGTATCGCATACGGGCAAACTTCTTCATCGTTTTCTCCGCTCATTGAACAACGAACCGCAAGTATAGCGCACCTTTAGCCGCTTGTCAAGCCTTTCCTTTTGCCTATTGGAGGGTCGTCCCTACAGGAGCGCACGGCGGCTCGCCCACGAACTTCGCATGACCTTGAACGATCTGCTCAAACGCGCCGACCATTTGTTGATTGGCGAATTCAAACAACGCCTCGGCCAACTCAAGCTTCGACGCATAGCCGAGGTCTTCGTATCGCGTATGTGACGTAAGGAAGACATTGTAGATCATAGACCCAACGAAGCGCGACACTTCGGCGAGCACCTCGTTGCCCGGCGAGTCTGTCACTTCGCTGGCCGAAGTCGCAAAGTCATGCGCCGCAGTTTGCAGGCGCAGTTGCAGTTCTTCGCGGATCGAATCAAACGACTTGTTCATTTGCGTACTCCGAGGTAATAGTCCACACTAATATGTTCGAACGCGGCATCGATATCGTCGCCCACAGCCGAGTTGGTCTTGCCGTAAATAAAACCAACAAGCCCAACGTCAATCCCGTAGAGACGGCTCTCGTTAGATCCACCCATGTAGATGGAAAACGCCCGCTCCGCGAGCCTCTGCACAACCTGTTCGTAGGAACGAATTGCATCTGTCATCTTCACTCCTCGTTCTTGACGGCGGCGTTCTCGCGGTGACGATTCTCGCGGTTAACCTTCCGCTTGTTACGGTGCTTCGCGCTCGCCGTCCAGATGCCGTCATCGGTCCAGCCAGTGTAGCGATCAGCACGCTTGAGGTGCTTCTCAAGCTTCAAGGCCCCGTCACGCCCTTGCTCGACGGGGTTGTTGTCAGCCTGGTGCCATTGCTTGTACCCACTCGGGTACTTACGAATCGTGCGAGCCACAGTTACCTCTTGGGAGGAAAAAGCTTTTGAAAGACCTCGTCAGGACCGAACGTGCTGTAATAGCGACTCTTGTATGATCCCTTGTAGTCCCAGATGCCGCAGAATACACCATCGACTGCGAACCCCCAGCTATACTTCACCTTGTCAGGGTCATCAAGGACGTTCGGCTTGAAACCGAGAATGGCGGAAATTTCCGCCACCGTGTAGCCGACAATCGCGCCAGTGCGGTAATCGCCTGGCTTGTTGATAGGTACGATCTTCATTCATTTCTCCATTGACTTCGTTGAGGTCTTCATCTTCACGATCTTCCAATCAGCCGTCTGTCCTTCTATCAGGCTGACGAACACGGTGTCACCGCCAAGCGTGCGAACAACGGGCCGCTCACCTCCACGTGAGGTCACGACAATCGTCACCACAAACTTGCGAGTCTTAGACAACATCATACTCCTCATACGGCAGGGGCTCGGGGTCCGAAAACACGCGAGCAACCAGCGTGAAGTCTTCCGCGCCGATCGACGGATCGTCGTCATCATCGAACGGCAGGTCGCGGTGAAACTCCATCCACTCCTTGACTTCGCTGCGCGTCACATGCCCGCGCGGGCGAAAGCCGTTGCGATCCTTGTACGCATCCGAGTAGAACCCGTACAGATCACAGTCCACATCCGCGCAATGCGCGGCGGCACCGAGAAGGACCTCAAGCGCCGCGACGGTCGCATCGTACATGCGGTTCGCCTCGTCACGCGCAGCGTCGTCGCCGCGCGAGAGGGCGTCATAGGCGGCAGAGCGGAACGCGCTCTGCTCGTCTTGCAACTTTTGAACCGCCGTCATCGTCGCATCCATCCGATTACCCCTTCGCGAGAGTCTTGGCAAACTTGTTGCGGAGATAGTCGGGCGCGTAACCGCGCTTGATCGACACCACCGTGACCTTACGCGCACGGTACAGCTCGCCCGTGAGACCCGTTTCCAGAACCTTCGCTTCGCGAAGCTCCTTCGCCGTCTGAAGCGCGGACGCACGCGACACGCACTGGATGAACTGCACCGACTTGCGACCAGCACCGAGACCAGTCAGCATTTCTTGTTCCCAAAGCACAGCAGCGGGCGACTTGGACATTAGCGTTCCTTTATGAATTACTCAATCGACACCGCTATCCTACGGCAATCGGTGAACCGTGTCAAGCCTTTTCTGAAAATTCTTTCCTCAATGGAATCAAGCACTTACAGAAACCCTATATAAATCAAGCACTTAGCTCGGAACCCGCGTCTGCCCCTGGGGTCAACGTAGCTGGCGGGGTCGCTCAGGCTCAGGAAGGGGCTATTCCTGCGTCGGAATCCGCCCCTTCTGTCTCCTGCTTCGTCGCGTAGACTGCTCCGCAGCCCGTAATCCCGAGCCTTTTACTCGGGCTTGTTCAACTTTTGCCCTTGTTCATGTAACGCGAACACCACATTTCGATGAACATCAAAATGACCCTAGCCCTGATCAGCACCCGCTTTCGCAGCACTTTTAGGCTCGGTCAGGAGACCAGGAAATGCCACGCGAACGAGTGCCTCGTCCACACCTGGATATTTCTCTGTCAACTGACCGTCCTTAATCGCGACCAGAAGGTCTGCGTCAGATTTATCTAGACTCTCCAGCAGATCAACGAACAGCATTTCCTTTCGAATACGCTTGATGTTCGTGTATGCCTTCTCGTAGAGATAGAAGGTCTTCGTCTGACCGCGAAGGTTGTTTCGTGCATACCCTTCAGGAACAGCCTCATTGCGCCGTGTCGGCGGATAGCCCGGTGGTAAGTCCCATGTAAAGTTGGGATCAAACGCAACGGCCAGCACCAGCTTGATGCCCGGGTCTTCGTACTTACGAAGCAACGCTACACGGTCCTCCGTTACAGGCGTGCCACTCAATTCACCTAGAATCTGTGGAATAGTCTTTTGCATTAGAAGTCTCCTACAACCTCAATCATGTTACGCATACGTTGCTTGATAAAGTAGTCAAGCAATCCCCGACGGCTATTAGTCTTGACTGCATGATATCTAGACATGATATCCTGCCGCACCTTTTCAGGGATGCATCGCAAGTCAATGAGATTCCTGTTGCGCTCAAACCATTGCAACTCTTCCGGAGTCTCGCAGAAATCTTTTGGATCTTTGTGAAGGTAGTTCGGCAGCTTCTTCTCCATGATCGCCTTCTGCCGCAGATCATCGACAAACGCATTGTCAGGGGAACGGAAATTAGGAACGCCGTCGCCCTTGTCTCCACGAATGATATGCTCGCGCAGCGACAGTTCCGGCCCGCCCTTACCCTTCACCCACTTCTTTAGGATCGGACTGTACTGCTTCACGTTGCTATACCGTTGAAGCTGGTGAAAGTCCTTGTCGCCCGACAGAATCAAGACTGGCTGCGGTTCGTTGTCGAACACATTGGCGCTGCTCAATTCATTCGTGGCGAAGTAGTCGCATAGCACGCCGATAATGTCGTCTGCCTCGGCCCCGGGCACAGACAGCACCTTGTACGGAAAGACCTCTTCCAACTCACGCTTGAGGTCATACAAGGAGTCGAAGATCAACGACCAGTTGGTGTCTGACTCGACACGATCACTATGGCGCTTCGCCTTGTAGTACGGAAAGTATCCCTTGCGCCACGACTTGTTGTCGGTGCAGATGATCATTTCACCGAACTCGTTATGGAACTTCATGCGATTGGCGCGCAACGAATTCAGGATGATGTGCTTCAACAGCGGCACATGCTCCTCGGCAAAGTGGGCCACCTCTTTTGGTCCCATCTGGGCCATGAGGCTGGATATTGCGATCTGATTAAAGTCAACTAGAATAGGAATTTTAGTCTCCGCTGCGTATTTTGGCCCACGCAAGTTTTGTGGATTGAGCCATCATCATGCTACCCTCAGAAGAATTGTATCTGCATTCACACGGCCGTTAGGCGTGTATTCAACCGCCTTTACGTCATCCAGCAACTTACGCAAAGACACCTTTCCACCCTCTGCAACCTTCGTCAGCACCTGCTCAGGCTTGCGAAGTCGCTTTTGCTTTGACAGTTCGGTGTCAAAGTTGATAATCTTGGTACCCTTCACTCCGAGACCCTGCGACCCCGTAGCACGATACACCGCCAAGACGCGAGTCTTGGTGTTGAACGTCCAGAGTTGATCCGCACCGATGATATCAGGTGCAGCAACGGACTTCACCTTGAACGCATCGTCAGATTGCTTGTACTTCATCTTCGCAACCTGCACAGATGCGGGCTTCGCCTTACGCTTGCGCGGCGCCCGGTTCACCTTCTTGAAGGTGCCGTAGTCCACTGCCTGATTCTTGATCGCAGCAAGCCACTTCACCAACTCACCAATCTGCTTCTTGGTAAAGTTGCCGTAGCCGTCCTTAAGCTCGACATCCTTGGTGATCAGGACGGTACCGAACTCCTTGATCTTCTCGTCGCAC